ACGCGGATAAAGATGAACAGCTATATGTTGTTGATGGCCCTGACTGGGGGTTTATTGTGGCAACGGATTTACGTTTCGGTGACGCCCGCCTTATCGCCGCTGCGCCTGATTTGCTAGATGCGTTGGAAGATTTCTATAACCTGCATGACGGGCTAGAAAACCCTGAATGGAAAGGTTCGCCACTTGAGCAAAGAGCAGCAAAAGCCATTGCTAAGGCAAAAGGAGAAACGGGATGAGCAATCTACACACCGAGGATACATTTATGTGGGAGAACAAGTTGCTTGACGACTATGAGACGCCAAACAGCGCTGACGGTCTACAGACAACTGACCCTTTAGTATGGCGTATTACGCATCAGTCTGGGCCGCCTGTGTCCCGCAGGGAAGCTGCTGACGCACTCAGTGGCATCGACCCCGATGTACTGAACGAAAAAGCCGCTGCTGAAATTGAGAAGGATTCCGCGAACCCATCTTATTATGTAGATTGGGAGGTTTCCCCTGACTGGGCAGTAGCTTGGGCCATGGACGCCAACGGAGAGGCTTTTTGGTATGGGGATGTTCCAGAACCTGTCACTATGGGCAAAGATGCAGGTACATGGGAATCACCTAATTTTGGTGTTCTGAGCGCACCAGATTTTAATTTTCCAAAAGACCGCTGGCAGTCCTCTTTAATTGTCAAGTCCCCCCTTGACGTAATGGTACAGGATGCACAAAAGCTAGGACTGTACGATGACTATGAGGAAGACTCCGACCTAGGCATTGCGGAGGATTTCATGTCACTGTCTGACGACTTCCTTGCTGCCTTAGACGCACAAGATGACAAGGTGAACAGCCCTAGCCACTATAACAGCGGCAATATCGAGTGTATTGAGGCTATTGAAGAGGCGCTGACAGATGAAGAAATGCGAGGCTACTTTAAAGGCAACTGTTTGAAGTACCTATGGCGTGAGCAGTACAAGAACGGCACAGAGGATTTAGAGAAAGCATACTGGTATTTGGGCAGGCTGATCGACAACTTGGAGGGCTAAACATGAAAATCGGATTTTTGTCACTGCTGACAATTACATTTGTCGTTTTGAAATTGACAGGCCAGATAGCGTGGTCTTGGTGGTTGGTGCTATCCCCTTTGATCGGTGCTGTGGCATTGTTTGTCGTTTTTTTGATTCTCTACGCTTGCTTAAATTGGAGGAACAATCGTGATTACTGACAGACTGATTGAGCGTTTCAAAAAGCACGAAGGCTACAATCCAAGCCCTTACAAGGACACTGTAGGGAAATGGACTGTAGGCTACGGCAGGAACCTAGAGGACAACCCGCTGACTGCAATGGAAGTTATCAAGCTGTTCAGTGCTGCTGAGTTTAAGAGCAGCGTTAATGCTGAGATATTCTTTGAAGATTTGCTGATTAGAGACATTGAACTCCACGCAGAAGAGCTCAAAGAAAGCCTTGCCATGTTTCCTATGTGCGACCAGGACGAGCAGACTGTGCTTGTGGACATGGCCTTTAACCTTGGTGTGCCTTCTCTGCTGTCTTTTAAGGGCATGTTGCACGCCATTGATAACGATGACAAGGTAGAAGCTGCTGTTGAATTACTAGACAGTAAGTACGCAGAGCAAGTAAAGACTCGGGCTGTGGACAATGCAAAGCTGCTTGCTGGAGGTAGGTATTATGACGCCATATCTAGGCTAGAAAAAAAGAATCCCCAAAGGTACAAGACCCTTGAGGATTATCTGTAGTTGTTATGTGGCCCGGTCTATCCGGGCTTCTTTTTTTGTAAGGTAAAAGTTTTTATCTTAGTCTTTCTTGACTTTAAATCCTTGCTTACCGAACCACCACCGAAGGCCGAAAGAGGCCGCTACAATGCCGAACATTACCATCTGGTACCAGTATGGCATGGTAGTGACAAAGTCTGCCCATGCGCTCGCTTGTGGCCTTAGAGAGGGGAACCACCAAGCGACTAGCGGAAAGAAGATGATGATAGTGATAATCTCATCCTTAATACTGTACTGTGCTTGCCGCAAAGCAATCAAGTCCCAGGTAGCCTCCATTTCAGCCATCTTCATCTGAAAGGTTTTCTCGGCTTCGTACTTAGCCTTCTTGCTATCAATCCAAGATTTAGCAATACCTGCTACTGCTGATACAATACCTGCCCACATCAGCGATCTACCTTTCCGTTAAGCACTTCAAAGATTTGTCGGAGCATGGACTTAACTTCAGCCATGTCGTCACGGTAGTCATCCCGACGCACATAAGTTTCAGATGCGTGACGCTCTAGCTCTGACATATCTGATTGCAGTCGTTTGATACTGTCCCACATTACCCGCATAAACCAGCCTATAAGGACAAGCACAAAAGACATAATAATGTTAATGATAAAAGCTGGTTCCATTGCTTTACCCTTTGCTGTCGAACAGTCTATCTAAGACTGCTTGTTTCTGTTCATCGGTGTACTCGGGCCACTTCAGCACTTCTTGAATAGTCCTGCCGCAGCCTTCACATACGAAGTCGCTATCTAGCTTGCACACGTTGACGCAAGGCGATTCAGGCAAAGTCATCTTCAATCCACTGCTGGCCACTCTCATCCCAATAATAGTCTTTGCCATCGTCAGGCTTGGGGACAGGAGCAACCCACCCTTGTCCCTCTACAAATGACCAGCTAGGGTAGGGCTGAGGGCGCTTTGCAATCTGCCATACACCAACAACGTGCCCATCCTCTACTGACCATTCTGCGCCGTAAACCCAGTGGTAGCCGGGGTCTGTTTCGGTTGTTGGTTTGCCAGCCCCATCAACCACCTTGTACCAGCCTTTATTTTTTAGCTGTCTTTGGCCAAGGGCTAGGAGCTCATCTGGAACACCGACCTGCGTTACCTTCTCGTTTTCTACTTTTGCCATTGTCATGATTCTATTCTCCTAAAGGACGAGTTCTTGAGTTCACGAAAGAACAAGCGCTTGAGTTACGAAAGCGTAACGCGCCGGACAGGACGAACACTGAAGTTGGGGTTGTCCTTTTTGTTGGCAGCCTGGACACCCTCAAGGCCAGCGGCGGTGAACTCCTGGCTCCAAGCACGGCCCACTTCGTCAGCATCGGTGGTTGACCAGTAACGCAACTGATCCAACGACTGCGCATTGCCTTCCTTGAACAGATCCAAATAGGTCACGTCGGGAATGCGGGGGCTGTTCTCGTAATTGAACCCTTCCGGCACTGAGGAAACGTTACGGCCTGACGGGTTGCTGCCCGTGAAGTTGCTCGGCAAGTCGCGAGTATCGTTATCCGCATTGTTCGGCTTGAAGTTGCGATAAAGCAGCTCAAGCTCGTCCATCGCGGGCAGATACCATTCGCTGCCCCCGGGGGTGCTGACCGCCGGGTACTGAGCGCGCACCGCCTCGATGAAGTCATGCGCCTCATAGGAAGTGTCGTTCTTGGCAATGATAACATTGGTGGCCTCAAGGCCGTTCCAGCGGGTAAAACAACCGGCCTCGCCGCCACGACGCTGCGTATCCCATAGCAGATCGCCAGTCGGTAGTCCGGCGGCGGGCGATGATCCGCGCCCGCCTTCTAGGTCTTTTGGCGCAACAATCAGCGCGTAGCGAAGGCCCGTCTGGTAGTCATCTGCTGAGATGATGGTTCCCGCGATGGTGTCGATCAGCCCGGCGTAGTAGCCACCAGCCACAGGCGCGCCAATGAGGTTGAGCTCAATGGCAACCGCAAGATCAATATCCAGATCACCACGAGTGCCCTCGCGCTGGATGAAGCCTTGGGCGATCTGCTCGCGACGGCCGGCTAGGCTGGCCACAGCCTCATCAATCCCGCCTTGCACATCGGTGGCGCTGGCGCCCCAAGCGCTGCCATCGTAAGCAACCTGATCTGCGTCGTCACCCGGCTGCAACGCACTATCCGCTAAGTCGCCCTGAGCGGCTGTTGCGTATTCGTTCGCATCCGTGGTGGCGGCGGTACCAAGGCCTAATGCGTCGCTTGCCCTAGTCGCAATCTCGTCGGCGGTCGCCTTTTTTGTGGCGCCACCCTGAACGACCGCGAACGACTCGCGGGTGAGTCGCGTCAGGGGGTTGTCCCCGCGACTGTCGGCGCTCATGCGCGGGTCACCCCCGGACGGTCGACGTTGTCCTGGACCTCGCTGTACGCGTCGGTGTCTCGGAGCAGGGCCCGCGCCCGACCGTCCCGCACTTCGAGCTCGCGCGCGACGTCCTGGACGGTGTCGTTTTCGTCGGCAAGGTCGCGCACCTG